ACTGATGTTTTAGCAGATGGAGTATCTATTTTAGCGTTAGGCGAAGGAACTTGTGTTAAGAAACCTGCGCCCAATAAATAGCCTAAATAGTTTGCACTATAGTCAGCAGGGGTGCTGCCAATGGTTGTAAGATCAACACGTACTGTGATCTGACCTGTGCGTCTGTGCACTCTATTGCCAGAGCTATTAAACACTGTGTCATTCTCTGGTGGCACAAAGTATGGGCCATCCCTTGCATCATTGCGTTCACTGATGACCGGCTCACCACTGATGATGATGGGGTCACGCTCGCAAGGGATAGAATCAAACAACAAGCCGCTTGCTGATGGGATGCCATCTGTGCCAAGTGAGCCAAAGTCCGCAAGCCCTTCTAAAGCGACTGATAGTGATCTGTGTGTAACTGTCATTTTATGCCTCCAAATATAACAAGTCAAAAGCTAGAGATAACATAAATGCGAATGTATCACCCTGTGCATCTAGCACAGATTCTAGCAGGGGTGTTAGTGGGATTAGTGAGACTATGCCTGTGTTTACAGTGTCATAGTTTGGCCCTTTTAGTGTGTTGATTAATGAGCTTGTGTCTTCATTAATCATGCGCTTAATATAGCCTTGGTCTTGTGGGATATCATAGCGCACTCGACAATTAACCCTGATGCGCTTGCGCCCACTGAGCCCTGCTTGACCGTCATCTTGTGCTAACCCTTCAAGCTCTAGCTCAAAATATCGGTTAGAGTTTGGTCTGTCTTCAAGTGCTGCAGTGTAGCCATCACCTCTATTAGTCGCTACAAAACCATGATGTGCATCTGATTTGGGTGTGATGCTCTCTATTGAGTTCTCTAAATATTTGAGTGCTGAGAATGTGCCTTGACTCATTTGCGTAATCCTAGCTTTTTTCTGATCTCAATATTAACAGACTCAGTCAAAATCTTCACATCATCCGGTGATAAACCTAAGAATTCACGCTTCTCATTTACATGATAACCATAGCTTGATACGTGCTTTGTAAGTCCTATTTTAAACTCAGTAGCAGTGGCATCAGTGACAATAAGATTATTCATTAGCTGACCACTCAACACCAGATCTACTAGAACATCATCATCAACCTTTTTACTATCACGCTTATATTGTTCATAACCACCTGCATAATAAACTGACTTGCCAGTACGTGAAGGTCTGCCCCCCTTAGGTGATAAGCGTGCACCCCGTTTAGAAACATACAAAGCTTTTTTACTGTACTTCTTAAACCCTTTGCCATTTGCATCTATGCCCCTGCTTGTGCGCAACTTAATAGAAGCAAGCGTGTTTTGTGCAAGCTTCATTGTGTCTTGTGCAGACCAAATTGTCCTAGGGATATTGATGGCAATCTTAGCAGACATTAGTGTCTCATGCCTCTAGCCGGTGTGAATGTTAGATCATTATCCTTTTTGGTGTAGCCTTTCCATGATGCCCTAAAGTCTGTGTCACTGCCCCCACTTCTCTGCAAGCTTTCCTCACCATCATCTACCACCCCATCTCCATCTAGATCTAATGCAATGCTCTGCAATGCTCGATCTAATAGTTCTGCACATCTTGTGCGCATAGCCTCTGCGTGATCAAACTGTAAAGCCTGCTCATAGATGATAGCTGCTGCACAATAAGCGTGTGCTAGCTTAAATGACTCAGGATTAAACACTTCGTCTTCTGTGATATGATCACTGTTTAGATGAGCCCTAATTGCTAAAGTCAACTCTTCTAAACTTGACTCTATTTGCTGACTAAAATCAGCTTGTCGTCTAGGTATCATGTCAGCCAAATTAGCAAACAATGCAACAAGCTCAGTGTGTGTGAGCCCTGTGTTAAATGGTCTGGGTGTGACCTTCAACAGGCCTTTATCTTTGTGCAGTTGCCCCATGTATAATTGGGTGTAATCTACAGCCCATGTATAATAACCTGATGTAGTCAATACACCGGCCGCTATATCTACAAAGCTTGTGGGCAGATGTAGTGTAGCATTGGAAGATAAATCAATCTCACGTGGCAACGGCTCTGCAAGTAGTGCTTGTGTGCCACCTAGGCGCACCACTCGCACTGAGTAATGTGTATCATGTGCAGTAAGCACAAAGCCTGCTTGCTGCTCTCTATAATAGTTTGCAGGCGCTGTGCTTAATGTCAGTGTGCGTCTGTCAGATGCTATAGCTGTGATTGTTAAATCATTAGTGAATCGAGTAAGGTTTTCACTCACAGCAATTGGGCTAGCAATACTAAGCGCAGGTGTGCCTGTAATCGGTGTCTGTGGTGACCAGATAAATCTGTGTGCTAGTGATGTGATTGTTTTACGCATTGCTATGCATCTCCATTTGCTTTGCTTATGTCACTTGATTTAGCTCTAGTAAGCTTTGCAGCTTCTATGAATGACTCTGTGACAGGTGACCACGAATGTCTGCAGTTATAGCCCCCGCCTGATGTTTTAACGCTCAACCCTTGCTTATTGTTTAGCTTGCTCATCTGCTTTTCAGTTACTACTTTATTAACTAGATCTCTGCAGAAATCACGTGTGATGCCATCTTTTGGGCCGGTGTATAAATAATGATCTAGCCCTGCAACTTCTGCAGCTATAGCTGTGATGCCCCTGCCGTATTGTGAAATCTTAGTCTTGATCTTTGTGAGTTGCCCACTCTCTGCCCTTTTCATTGTAGTCTGCAGATTGCTCATCACAGTAGCCAATGGTACTGCTACTTCTAAATCTAGCAAACTCTCTCTGATGTTTTGTTTCACTGATGGCACAATTATGCCTTCAAAAATGGTTTCTATATTCTGTGCACTAAGTGCATCAATCTCAGACGTGAGACTATCTAAGCTAAACGTGGGCTCAACAGCTGTGAGTGTTTTACTTATGCTCGATCTAATTTTAGATTGCTGAGTTATAAAGTCATCAATAGCAACACCAAGGCCACCTTTTATGAGTAGCTCTAACAGTTGCTCATCTGATGCGTTTAACAATATATCTGGGCCTGCTTCTGCAACTGCCTGCTCTATTGTATCGAGTAAAGCTTTAGTGCTTTTACTCATTGCTTTTTCAAAATCTTTTTCTGCTGTGATTTCAGCTTTTAGCTGATCACGTCTAGCTTTGATCAATGTAGCCATCACGCCAGATGCCTCTTTTGCTTGCTTAGTTAAATCATTAACTGCACGCACGTCTGCATCAGACTCATTTAATAATGTATGGCTACACTGACAACGCATACACTTTAACAGCCTGTTAAGACGTGGCCTAAGGTTGAATCAACAGTATGAAAACTGTTTACTTCTTCACCCCATACATAACGTCTAGTCTGGTCGAGTGCGTCATATTGGCCTGCGACCATGTCAGAGAATTGTAGATTAAGTGCTGCCACAGGCATTCCTTTCACATTACCTGATTTTTGGACTACTGCATCAGAGCCACGTAAGATGCCCATGAAACACTTAGTGCCGGCCCAGATGTATGCTTCTGAGCTTGTTGCACCGGCAACTGCAGTTTCCCTGCGTGCTTGCCCCACATGAATGTTAGGGATACCCAAAACATCTCTGAGCACTGCAATTACAGCACCGTCATTCAAGATCTGATTACCTGAACTAAATGCACCGTTTTGTGATGAGTCACCAACATACCCACGAACCTCAGGATTCTTAGCAAGTGCTCTAAAACAATCACGCCCTAAGATAAGTGTGTCTGGGTTGATGCCATGTGCTGCTGCAAATACTGTGTCTTTCAGATCAAACAATTCAGACAGAGGCTCTGCACCGGCAGTGCCAAAGCCTGCAGCTGCTGCAGACGTGGTGAATGTAGTGTCATCAAATAACACATCTGCACAACGCTTTTCACGATCAAGTTTAAGCACACGTGCAACTTTGCGTGCAATGCGTGCCTCTTCACTACCTGCATATTGTGAATCAAAAATATCTTCCATAGCGATACTATCAGATGCGCTATAGATCAGAGCTTTGAATGTTTGTGAGCTACGATCAAAAGAGCCGATCATTGCACGTGATGAGCCTGCTGCACGCTCTAGATCTAGGCCTGCTGCTGCACCCATAAAGTTGCGTGTTTGCTCTAGCAATAGAGTGCCACTGCGCTCAGGGATAGTGATATTTTCTAACACTTTGTCTGCAATTAATTGATCGTCACTTGGGATAGCTTCGGCAATGAGGCTAGTTAAGATCTGATCAACAGGATGCAAATTACTATAAGATGATGCCATTGTTTATCTCCTATGGAATTAGATTCTGTGGGCCTGTGAAGTTGATCAGAATTTGATCATTCGCCACTGAGCTTACTTGATTAATATTTGGGATGACTTGCCCAATGCTGTATTTTGTAGACCCTGTGTGGGGTGTTACTTTGCCTGCTGCAGTAGCCATTACTAATGAGATTGAGTTTGCAATAGTTGCACCAGCAATCACACGTGTGAGCCCAGACACAAGCACCTCTACAGAGTCACCAGATGCACAAGCACGTTGCGCAACACCTACACATCTAGTGTCTGTGCCTGCAGTTGTAACTGAGATCTTGCCTGCAGCGGTAACTGAGACTAGTGCAAATTCAGTGATAGCACCATCTGCAATAAATGAAACAATGATATTATTATCAGCCATGATTAAACCCCCATAGCTTTATTGTAGAAATCAGAATGATTTTGTTGAACATAATTTAAGGCCTCAGAATAGCTGATGCTTTTTTCTTTGGCAGTCTCTTTAATACGTGTATCAAGTGCTTGTTTAGTGATCTCAGCACCTGATGCCCCATGCCCTATCTGTTGCAGTGGCACTGCAGTGTTTGCAGGTCTTTCTGAGAACATCTGCCAGAACTCAGGCTGTAATTCTTTAAGCTCAAAAGCTTTATTAGCAAAAGCCTTTTCGGCCGGTGCAATACGACCCTCACGCAGTAGTGAGCCCACCGCCTCACGCATCTCAACTGCACGCTTTTCACTTTCAATAGCTTCTAAGCGTTTTGATAGTTGCGTGTTAGCTTCACGTAGTGCAGTCACTTCTGATAACATGATATTAGACTCACTCATATTATAGCTCTTTTTATCATCATCAGCTTCTTTAAGAGATGCATCAACTTCTGCATCTTCATCAGCTTCTGGTTCTGTTAGTTTCTCTGCATCATCATCTGCTTTAGACTCTGTTAATTGAGCCTCTGCATCTGCTTGCATTTCCTTGATCTTGTCTTCAAGTTCACGCACAATTTCATCTTTAGCGATGAGCATAGAGCGCATATCCTCAGCAGACATGTTATCTAGATTATCAATCATAGATAGCCTTTCGTTTAGGATAACCCTGCTAATTTTATCATTAGACTGCGCAGGGCGTGGGGTTAAAGTAATTGCTAATAGTTGGGCTGTGCCCACCGGTGTGCCACCATCTCGTGTGAACACATCACCGGCAATAAACTCAGGTGATGACCAAAGCACACCGCCTGCATTTTTTACAACTTCAAGGCCACGCTCATTATATGCAGGGGTAGCATATAAGCCATCATCTCTGAGATCTAAATCTATGATGAGCCCCAAAGCATTGCCAGACTCAGGTGGTGCAGGTGCACCGTTGTTGAATGGGCTTGTGGCGTGTTGCCAATCTATGATCACAGGGTCTGCATTTTTGCGTTCATTATAAACCCTGAGCATCTCAGTGAGTAGCTCATTATCAATAGCCTGCCCAATTGCGTCACCATTCATTCTAGATGACACTTGACCTAGTGCTAATGTCTTAAATGGTTTGCCAATGGTTAACCCATCAGGCACGTCATAAGCCGGCACAGACTCTGCCAGTTGCAGAGCTTCACCATATGCTCTAAGTGCTTGTGTTTTATTGTCTGCAGAGTTCATTTGCTTAACTACCTTTTGTGCCCATTTAAAACCGGCATCACCGCCCCATCCATGCCAAGCTTGCCACCCCTTGCCCTTTGTTGCCCATGTTGAGCCTTTTTTATCTACTTCGTGCCTAGTAAAATAAGCTAACATTCTGCGCACTGTCTCAGGGCTTAATGATTTTGCATTGATCAAGTCACGTGCACGAGCAAGCCCTGTGGGGGTCATAGCACGCTGTGAAGGTGGTTTTGTTGCACGCACTTTTAGCGCACGCTTAGCAGCTTGCTGTGCTGCTTTTGGTGGTGTGAAATTAATGTGTTTGTATTTTTGTGGTGTGAGCTTCACCCTTTTAATTTTGTTACTCATTGCGCCTGCCTTTTATCAGTCTCTCAGCAAATGATGAAAGGCCACCCTTGCCTGTAGCTGTGCGCTCTATTGCTGAGCGTTGCGCCTCTTCTGGTAAATCACCTGCGCCTAACCTCTGCCTGATAGCACGCTCTAGATCATCATCCGGTGTTAGTATGCCGGCTTGCACAAGCTGTGGCAGCATCCCCATGCTCTCAGCTAGATCATCAGTATCAAGGCCGGTGTGTGTTAATTTTGGCAACTTGCTTGGATCAATACAACCGTAGTTCCATCTGATGAGCCTGCCAATTGTGCCACCCCCTCTGCGATCAACTCCACTAATAGCAGAGGCCACAATGTCACATAGATTAATAGCAGCACGCCTAAAGATACTTAGGTGTATTTCACCCACTGAGCGTGCCCCTGTTTCGGTGTTGCCTAGGTCTGCAAACTGTGCCAAGAAAGCAGACGCAATTTGGGAGTCACACAACTTAATAATATCAAGCGGCCCTTGACTATACAGATATGGGCTTGTCTCATAGCTCTCAAATTTAACGACACTGCTCTCAACTAAATAGCTTTGCTCAGTAGCTAAAAAGGCCTGTGCTTGCCCTTCTGCTTCATCAATCATAGCGTTAACATCTGCATCAGTTAGGCCCATCATCTCAGCCTGCGATCTATCTATGACAACTTT